CAAAATAATTTCTTTGTTTCTTAAAGATTCTAAAGATTCTCTAATATTAAATATACTAGCATATCTTTGCAAATATGAATATTCTCCCTCTTCTTTAGCTAAGAGTAATATTTTTACAACAAAAAGCTCTGTTGGAGTTATTTTATATTTTTCCAACAGAGCTATAGTATTGTCAATGTCTGTTTCAAATTTTTCCACTCACATCAGTTTTCAATATTTAAATATAAAATATCTCCAACTGCATTTAATTTATTCTCTCTTTCGAGGCGTTTCTAAAGCATATTCTTGTAAAAATTCATCTCCAAGAGTTTTATAATCATAAAGAAGACAATCTAAATCATGATTATTTTTTAAATAGTTTGCAAAATCTCTGTTTTCACACGCATCATTATTAATTCCTCTGAGAATTAAAAAACGTAACATTCTTTCAACAGTCATAATTTTAAAATCTAAAAGTTAATTGATTCAACTTCTTTTTATACAATTCAGGAGTTTCACCTTTAAGAACCTGTTCTAAACCTTGTTCGTCGATAGTTAAGTAATCTGAATCAGATTTATGAGAGTTTTTAAACCATGCTGTTTCTTGTGTATCATTAATAACAAGATAAAATATTTCAGCTTGTTTATCACCTTCTTTACGAACTGTTCGACCTCTTCTTTGACGAGCTTTAGTTTCACTACTATCAAATCCAAGTATTATAGCTACAGATAGACCTTTTACGTCTAAACCTTCATTAGCTTTATCACATGTATGCAATCTACCAACATCAACATCATTAAAATCTTCAATCATAACTCTACCTTTTTTCTTAGAAACTTTTCCAGTATATACATTCTGTCCATTTTCTAAGGCTTCTGCCATTTTAACACTTTTACTAAATGTTATAATTTTTGCATTTGGTCGAGCATTCATTATTTTTTGAGCAATTTCTATTTTTTTAGGATGATTATTTATAAATGCTTTACGTTTTGCCATAGTTCTTTGTAAACCCATAGCATTTACAGTAATTGCTTGTAAAATTTCTTTTTTCTTCGCTTCATCATCACCTTGATACATTTCATCACGAAGTTTTAATTTATTCCTCCATCCTTCTGGACCAAGACAGTCTATGCATTTTTTGAAATCATAACCAAAAAATTCAAAATATTTAACAAACTCCTTGTTTAACTTTTTATAGACTTCTATATCATCTACATTTAAAAGAACTTGATATTCTTTATATTTAGCCATCCAACCGTTAATAATAGATTCCTCTTTAGTAATTTTATCAACGATTGGACAATACTTTTGAATAATTGTATGTTTTCCATCTAACCTTTCAAAAGTAGCAGTTAAACCCATTACAAGTTTATATTTAACATTTGAAAAAACATTAGAAAATGTTTCAGCTGAATATCTATGGATTTCATCAAGTACTAGAAAATCACAAGTCCAGTTATGTTTAATTACTGTATTAATTATTTGAACTTCAGCATTAAATACAATATCCCAATCAGTTAGTTGACTTTCCCATTGTTCTTTAAGAGTAGTAGTTGGAACAACAACAAGAATCCTAAGATTTGGATATTTTTCTAATACTTTTTTAATTGCTGTTAAAGCCAATCTAGTTTTCCCAAAACCAGTACTTGCTTCTATTGTACCTTTGCCTTTAGATTTTATCCATTTTTTAATAGCTTCTTGTTGTCGTTCCGTTCTAGTCATTGCAATTTAACACCTTTACTTTTAGCAACAAGTTCTATCTCTTTCATTAACTTCTTCCAAGAGTATATATGATTATCAACTTCTTTAAGATAACGTACAAGTACCTTATTTCTCAAAGTAATAAGTTGTTCAGTTGTCATATCAGAATACCTCTGTTTCTTAGGCAAAGTAAGAATAGCTCTCATTTCATGGAAAGAAAGACCTTTATCACTAAATCTCAAGACCAACTTTTCAGGAAGTCTCAATCTTTCTTTAGCAACTCTAAGTCTTTCGACGTTTGTGTTATCTTTACCTTTCAATTCATTTTCTTCGGATTTAGTAATCCAAAGACCCATTTTTACAATAAAACTCATTGTAAGGTGACTTTTATCCAATGCTCCTAAGCTATCCGTACAACCCAACATCAAGTCATTTACAGACACATTTGCAAATTCATCAGGGATTCCACCAGGAATATATGATTCCATTGCTGAGATCATACTCATTTTAATTTTAGACCAATCTTCAATTTCAGGATTCTGATGTTTCAATGCTAAAATCATTGGAGCAATATCGTGTCTTCTCATTCCAGGTCTGACTCCAGATAAATATACATTCTGAAAATATCGAACAAGTAGTTCAACATTACATTTATTTATTTGATCTTTAACAAGTTCAAATACATTATATCTTCCTGGATTCTTAGGATCATCATTATTAAGCATTTTTTCACAATGTTTATACCAAGTAATTAATTGTGCAGGACTTGCATCAATCAATCTAATTGATTCTTGTTCATAATGTTCACCTACTTTAATCTTAGGACCCTTCCATTTAAATTGTGAATAATCTGATTTTTTATTATCAAGTGCTTTAGTCAAAGCTTCGCCCATTACGGTATTCATAGTAACTAATTATAATATAATTTCTTTTAAATTATCTGTTTTATTTTCAAGTACAAACTTAATAAAAATAATATTCGTATAATTATAAGGAATATTTTGATTAGTATTTTTATTGTACCAAGTATCTTTTCCTGCAATTACGGATTCATAACATAAAAATCCAACATCATCAATTACAGGAACATAAGACTCCCAATTTGGAAATACTACAGTCATAATATATTTATCTTTAAACGAGGAGTCTTCTAAATTTTGAAATACCAAAGTTTGGTATCCAAGTAAATCTATTTTTTTAGCTATTAATTTAGCATGAATTGTATTCAAAACAGTTTTATATCTCTTTCACTAACAGTATCAACATCTGTTGGAACGACATAGAACCACATCAAATCTTTAATATGTTCTTCATAAAGTTTAAGAACATTCAATCCAGTTATCTTACTTTCTTGCATTATTTTAGAATAATCAGGTAAACCGAATTTACCTTCATTCTTATAATACAATGAAGTTGCTCCATCAAACGCAGCTTGTTTTGCATTCTCTTCAGAATTAAAGTTTCTTGTAACTCTGTACTGGACTTTCAATGGTCCATCTTGTGTTCCGTAATAAAGATTGTATCTCATTTTACAATATTTAAGATTAATAATAATGTTATAATAATACCAGACCCAGCTAAAATTCCGTTTCTGGATTTTTTCATTCTCTTAATTTTACGTTCATCTGATTTAGATTTTTGTTTATATAAATCTAATTGACTATTTTTTAAAGAATCAGATTGAATGTATACTTTAGTTAAATCTTTTAATGAATTAACTTCGTCTTTAAGTAAAGAATTCTCTGTACTCAGTCTTGCGTGATCATTGCATAATAAAGCCATTGCTTTTACAGAATCTACGTAGATACTGTCCGACATACACGGAATTGGAATCAATAGGCTGAGCAATAATATCTTTAACTTGTTTCTCATAATAATTGTTATTTGTAACAATTTTTGTTTCGATAGTATCTAGTATAAATACAATACTATCTTTTTTAATATTGAGATTAGAAATTTCAGTTTCTAACTCGTCAATCTTTGTAATAATATTACCTTCATCAACACTATAGTAATTTTTTACTATAAAAAATTCAATTATTAGAAGTAGTAATATTATTATAATTCCACTTCGTGACATAGTTTTAACATTTCCTTATAATTATTTATATAACTTTTGAATATATTAACTAAATCACCTTCTTTTATTGTAGTTTTCCATACAATATTTTCTAAAAATCTAAGTATATTGTCAGATCTATAGATTAAATTATCTTCATCATCATATGCTTCATAATCGTCATTGACTTTTACTTTCATCTTCAAATAATTTAGTTAACTCTTTCTTTAACTTAAAATATTCCGCAAGAAGATCTTTTAATTCGAGAGTTCTACCTTCAAATTTCTTTTTAGTTTTATGATGAATTATTCTATTAATACAATTAATAAATGGAACTCCATACATAGGTTTTCCTGGTTCAATTTCTATATTTCCTGTATTTCTTCTTTTAACTTTTTTCATGAAAACCAGATTAAAGAAATGAGAACCTTTTTTTATTTCTTCCATTATAAAATCTTCATCTGAAATTCTAAATTTCTTCTCTTTTTCAGATTCTTCTGGAACATTTTCAACTTCTTCTGTAACTTTTACAATTTCTTCATCCATAATTAACCTTTCTTAACAGATCCAGGTTTGGTGAATCCTTGTTTATTTTTAAGATTGTTCCACCAATTAATTCTCTGTTGCAAACCTAACAGTTTCTTTTTATACTTGCTCATATATAAATTTTTTAATTATTTCATCAATTTCCTAAAAAGGAACATCATATTTAATTTCTAATAATTTTATATTATGATTTTTGCAATAATCTCTTAGTTTTAAATCTCTATCAGACTATAACTGAAAGTTTTCTTCACATTTATGAAAATACTAAATAAATTCATAATGCTATTTTCCATTATATTCTATAATATAAGTATTATTATTAAAATTAATATAAAAATCTACAATAAAATATTTTCCTTTTTTAACAATAAAATCTGTTTGAATTATTTTCTAAGGAACATAGTTAATATTCATTTTTTCTAAGCATTTAGAAATTTCTATTTCTCCTTTAGAAGCGTTACATTTTGGACAACCATATCCTTTAAGGTGATTATGTGGAACTTGCTAGAAATCTCCATGTTTAGGACAAGTAATAGTTATAGGAGTATAAATATTTGTATATTTTACTTTATCATAAGAGTATTTATTATTGTGAATTTTACTAGCTTCAATGATAAAATCTTCTGTAGTTTTATGATAATTTACGGCACATTTAGGACATCCTGATCCATTCAAATGAGAGTGTGGAGTCTGCTAAAAAACTCCATGTTTTGGACAAATAATGTTTACTTTAGAATTATAATCTACATAATCAACTAAACTATAATCATAAGTATTATTATGTATAGCATTAGATCTATTTATAAATTCTGTTAAAGTTAATTTTAATTTTTCACTTGCAATTTTGTTGGAACATTTAGGACATCCCTATCCAGACATATGATTATGTGCAATTTGCCAAAATTCACCATGTTCTGGACAAATTATACAAACTTTATCTTTAGATCTAGTATATTCGACTTTAGAATAATCATATTTATTATTATGAACTTCGTTTGAAATTCTTATAAAATCCTATGTATTATAACTCTAATCTAATTTTCTTTTTTCAAAAACACATTTAGGACAATTACATTTATTAATAACATGATTCCTAGGAGTCTAATGAAATTCACCATGTATAGGACATATTATAGTAACATCAGTAGAACTATTTACATACTCAACTTTTGAATAATCGTATTTATCTCCATGAACTTCTTTAGCTTTTATTATAAAACTTTCTAAATCTGGCAAGGGAATTTTACATTTAGGACATCCGCCTCTACCTTGTAAAGCATTATTAGCGTATTGCTAAAACTCACCATGTATCGGACATATTAAAGTTATAGGACTTCTGCTGTTTATATAATTCACTTTGCTGTAATCTAAAGTATCCCCGTATATACTTTTTAATTTTTCAATAACCTATTCATTCGTTAATTTTCTCATATTTTTAAAATTTTACAAAACTTAATAAATATTAGAATCTATTAATTCTCTGTTGCAAACCTAATAGTTTCTTTTTATACTTCATAATAATACAAAATTGGTTTTAATTGTCCATTAATATTTGTATTTAATACAAACAAATTATATTCT